CTGCGTGTTGCCATAGCTCACGCCGGCACCGCTTCTAATTCCGGTGCTAGTCGCGGGCTTCATGCTAATGATGTCTTTGACCGCGCTTCCGTACATCAGAAAGATTGCAGAGAACTGTCTGAAGATTGGACGGATCCCCTCAACCCTTACATTGCCAATCGGCTTCTGTCTCGGAATTAGAAGCTTCGGCTCCCTAACGAGGGTGTCCGAAAGAAGAAACGGAGACGTAACCCGTGTCGTCGGAGTCATTACTCCGAGAGGCACTGGGTTGTTGAAGTCGTTGCGGGGCATGGTTGGGGGCTAGGCTGGGATTAGGAATTGGTAGGGGTCTTTAACGATTGAAATCTTTTCTTGCGTAGGCAGGACACGCGCAAACTCCATCAAGCACATCAATGGTTGTGCATTGGTTCCTGATTTAGCAAGGTAATATCGCTCATCACCGTCATAAGTTGTTATACCAGACATGGCAGTAGGCCCCTGCACGACTGTTGCTGAGAAATTCTTGCAAAATACACTTTCACAAAGAGCATCCACCTGATCCCTGGAAAACGCAATACTTACTGCATCCCCAGCAGAGAACATCGACCCGCTAGCGTGAGAAACGCCTTCTGCGGCAGCTCGAATAGAGGTCGATGAATTAAAGTAGCCAATGCTGTCTTTAAAGTCGACGGTGCGCTGAGATAAATACAAGGCGTCTGTAGATGATACTATTTCCTTTATATAACCAACGGTGACAAACGTATGCCTGTTAAGGCTCTCTGGACTTATCAGTACGGTATTTGTGCTCGTTCCAGGGGCGTTGTATGCAATTACAGCGGGGCCATATCTATTAACTGATGGAGTGAAGGCAGTGTTTCTACCCCACAGCACATTAGACACAAGTTCATGAAAGCACCAGTCTCCTCCGTAAACAAAACATCTCTTTAGACCGCGGGTTAGTGACGCATTCCAGTCTATACGCACCGGCCCTAGCGGCATCATGCCAGGCACCATCAGCCGTGGCTCTTTCAGCCATGTTTTCGGAACCAAGCCAACAGAGGAGGGAGCCCGCGTGGCCGCCGGAGACGTACCAAGCGGGCGGATGATCCTCCCCCGAGCCATCGTTACACCTCGTCGCTCAGCAGGCTGTGCGGACGGTACTTCAGGGTAGTCCCGCTGGCGGCCCAGGTCGCGTTCGCTCGGTTGCGGATTCCCACCTTGAACTTGCCCTGCGGCAACACAACGTCAGTCACCGCCGCTCGCGGGGTTGCAGCGGCATCAGAGTCCTTGACCACGAAGAAGTCACGATACCACTTGTTGTTCTCGGGCTTGTCGGTTGTGGTGTTCCCAGTCCAGTCAGGGTAGTTGGTGCCGTCAATCGAGGGGACGATGAACAACTCAGCGCCAGCGTCGGTCCCGTCGGCCGTGAAGCTTCCAAGGGAAAGCTCAAAGTCGGCCTGAAGGTACTTGTTGCTGCTGTTGTCGATCTCGTCCGACAGGTCGGTGTACTCGTTGTCGGTCAGGGATGCCATCGTCTGAGTGCCGCTGAAGGCAATCGAGATCGCAGAGTCCAGATAGCCGGATAGTTTTGCAGTTGCGTCAGCCATATGTCACCTCACACGCTCAGCGCCGACGCAACGTCGTCGCCGGATAGCGAGCCTTCCCAGTTGAGCTTGAGTGCGCTTACCGTGTTCGTGGTGACGACATTGCCACCGAGCACCACCTCGGCCTTAGTCGCCTTGCGCCGGACGGACTCCAAGATCGGCACGCTGTCGGTGTTGCCCCAGATGTCCTGAACGGCCTTGCGTTGCTTCAGACGGGCCATGTCCGCAGGCGCGAAGTCGAGCATCAACCGCCAGGCGTCACGCTTGCCCGCCGTAGACAGATTGTCGAACTTGGTGATGTCCATCGCCTCGTATAGCTCACGGGCACCGACACTCGACATCCACGCATCGGTGTCCGTTAGCTGGTTGTACCACTCCGCGATCTTGGTAGTCTGACCGCTGGTGCGGTACTGCACCAACGTCGCGTCAGTCTCGGCCAGGATTGCAGCATTCAACGTCGCCAACTGTCCGCTTTTCAGTGCCATCTCACTCTCCTCTCTGGTTAGTCTGCCTACTCCCGAGCCGCGCACGCGAGGCTGGGGGCTAGGCGGGGACTAAGAATTGATAGGGGTCTCTCCCGTAATCAAGCAACTTGGCAGTTGGGATTGCAGATCCCCACAAATAAAAGTGGCTCATCATCCCGAGGAACTGGTGTGTATTACGATCGTTGTAAGCCCCAATAACGAAATAATTGCCTGCTGTAGATTTTATGGCTCCGTGAGCCGCCGACACAACTGAAACTGATCCATTAACGACGAAAGTCACTGAACCTCCGTCGTAGGATATTCCAATATCACTCCACCCTTGAGGCACCGTTAAGGATGAATCAATCGCCCTTAGCGTTCCGCCAGAATCGTAAAAGTCAAAAAACAGCGTGTTAGATGCGGCATCTAAATACGCATCGTACCTGCTCTTTGTTGTTCCATCAGAGCCGCGAGAAAATATCCTGCGGTAATTGCCAAGGTCGTCTCTACGAATTCTAGTCTGTATCGACAGGTACGACAGGTTAAATTGTATTGCATTCTCGTTTGGGTGGTTAATCCTGCAATAGGTTGTCCCTCCCGGAGCCGGGAAATAGATGCCATCGACAAGCTGGTTTGGAAGAGCAGGAGATGTGGAGTATCCTAGCAAATCTAGTGCGTTGTTATGTATGTCGCGAGTGCCATAACCGCCGACGTTTCCCCCGGTCTTCGTATTCGTAATGCTCATCACATACGCGGCCACCAACGTGCCTGCCTTCGATTTGTCCGTCGTCACCCTACCGACAGGCAACTGCCTAGGCACCATCAGCCGCGGCTCTCTCACCTGCACGAGATCGACAAACGACTTGTTCCCGACAACCTTCGTTGAAGGCACGCCGCCGAGAAGTTGAATGTCAGCCGACCTGGGCACTCTCTAGTCTTCCTGTGTTTGCGTCACCGTCTACTCCGCAACCGAGCACGCTGGGCTGGGGGCTAGGCGGGTACAAACATATCTGTAGGGGGACGACTTAAATACGTCGTCCCAAGCCATCCGTAAATCACACTCGGCTGCACGTTTGTCCACAGACCGAAGAACTGCGCTCCTCCTTCCCCGGCGGCAGAACTTGGCGCTACCCAACTCCAGTTTCCCGCGCCAGGAACGTCGTAGCCACCATTCGCACCGTTCTTTTCTACATTGTCCCGCAAGTGCTGCAATCGCCCAGCAGATGTCATTCCCAAGACATACGAATGGTATCCTCCAAAATCGTATGCGTTTGATTGCAAATAACCTAATGTAGGGGTGTACCAATAGTGCGTATAATAAACCCCATCAGAACCGACAGACCCAACCGAAGAGATAATCGTCGCCTGGCTCGCTCCTCCACTTCCACTGTTGTACCCGTATACCAGTGCCGTGTACCCACTCGCACTACACGCAGGCGCAGAAAACGTAAGGTAATCTGAGTTAGCGCCATAGGACATCAAGCCAAACGAGTTAGCCTTTGTGGCTATAGATCCGGTAGCTGTCAACTTGTTTCCAGTAACGAGATTTATATCTCCTTGCCCTGGTATCCAGATGCACGCCGGTTTGAGCGCAACTAGCGGATGAGTAAGGTCTAGCTTCACGCGGTTTACTGGAATCAATCCAGGCGTCATAAGGCGCGGCTCTCTCACCCAGATTTTTTTGAACGCCAGCGGCATCTCACATCCCCAACGAGTACCGCGCCATTTCGTACACGCCCCACAACAACACGCCGTAGAGCGCCAACAGGGCCAGGATGTAAAGGGTCTCGTTACTCACGGAAGTGGCTTTTGCTCACCGCGGTCAGCAGCCTCCACCAAGCGTTGTCTGCGGCAAGCAGTTCATCCTTGCGGGCCACGTTTGCCATGATGCAAGCGTGAACCTCGCGTCGAACTGCCTGCCGCAGGGCGCCGATTATTTCGACTTCTTTGCCAGCCCAGGAGGGAGCAGGCCGGCCCCCGCCGCCTTCGCCATCTGCTCGTCAATCGTGCCGCCCTCGGCCACGATGCTGCCCATCTGGGTCAGCTTGCCTTCAAGCTCGACTAAGAGCGCCTGGATGAACACCGCCCCAGCCTGAGGCAAATCGCGCCAAACCTGGCCCCGGTGTTCCCACATCACATCCCCGTTTCCGCCGACCAGACGCATCCCGTCAAACTCGAACGTGACCCGCTTGTTGCTCATTCCTTCCTCCTGCCTCACCGTTGCTTGGCGCCGATCAGCGCCTCTAATCGCTTGAACCGCTCTTCAACGTATTGTGCATACTGTTCGTGGTCTGGTCTGTGCCAGCCCTTGTCGGTCTTGCCAACGACCTTCTCGGAGAGTGCGTTCAGCCGCTCTTCTAGCACTGCGTTTTGCTGACAGCGCCTATCGACCTCGTGGACGACCTCACGCATCCGAACGTGTTCTTGCTGAACGGCTGCAATGCTGCTCTCGATCGAGCGCATCCCGGCGATCGTGGTGGCAAGCTGTCCTTTGAGGTCTCGAAACGAATCGACCTCGCTGTTTACCCCAGACGCCCACCAAATAGCGCCCGCACTTTGCACCACAAGGACGAGAAGTATCGACCCCAGGAGGTTTGGCAACCAACCTGGAAATCGGTGCCCTTCTGCTGCGACCTCCGTCAGCTTTAGCTGTACAGCGTGAAGGGTCTTCTGTACTTCTGACTGTTTCTCCTCAAGCGTCTTCAGTCTGTCGTAAACATGGCCCAACTCGACTTGAGCCGGGTCTGTGGATTTGATGTCTGTCTCTCTGCTCATGGGTGCGTTCCCAAAAAAGTGGGGGCGGGCCGGTTGCCCGAGCCGCCCCCGCGCAACGCTCCTGCGGAGAGCCCGGTACTACGCTACGGCTGCGGACCAGAGGTAGCCCATGTCCGCAGCGATCACGACCTCTTTGACGCTCTCGCCGACCCGAACGATTTCGCCTCCGCGCAGACCGATCGTGGGATCGGGGCGGGTTGCGCTAACCCGCTCGCCAAACTGGGCAGTCAGGCCGAAGGTCGGCATCCGCACGTTGATGCCGGCGGGGTTCGGGGCGATGTAGAGCAGGGCTGCGTACTTGCCCCAAACGTCGGCGTAGCTTGCCGTTTGCCCTTTCACGGCGGAGTTCTTGAGAGCCGTCCCGATCAGAACACGGGGGATCCCAAGGGCGTTGGCAAGCTGAGCGGCAGAGAGCAGGCCAGAGGCACTCTGGGTGCCCATCGCCATAGCCGCGGCGACCACCTTCGGGTGGGCGCGGAGTTTGGCGAAGACCGCCTTGCCGAGAACCAGGGTGTTGGCCTGCCCGTAGATCGCAGAGCCCCAGAGGATGTCGTTGATCGCACTCAAGGGGTCGCTGTTGGTGAAATCAGACCACTGGGTCGTGCCGGAGAGCGTCGCCTTGTTGCTCGATCCAAAGGTGCTGGCGTTGAAGACCGTTCCGGCGACCCGGATCTCACGGTCCAGAGCAATCAACTGGGCAAGACCCATCGTGGCGATAGCCCGTGGGTCGAAATTCGGGCCGGCGTTGTCAAGGTCGCTCTGCGGGATCGGGTCTTCGAGACCGTAATCCTTAATGCTGTCGGTCGTCTCGGAACCGCTGAACTCGACCTGGTTCACTCGCCCGGTACGAGAGACCAGTGTGTCGGGCACGGTGAACATTTCGCTTTTCGTAAAGATCGTGTACTTGAACTCGGCCTTGCCGACGGGAACGCGGGGCATCACCTCATCGGCGATGAACGACTCGTTCGCGTATCGCTTTGCGATCGCGGTAAGGTCCGGCTGGACAACGAACGGGGCGGTGTTTGCCATCTTTCAATCCTCAGAAATCGGTCTCGTGCCGTCGTTAGATGAGATGCTGGCTGAGCAGCACGGGGATGATGTCGCCAGAAGCCGCCGCGCTGAGAGCAACGCCGACGATGCGGTGGGTTGCGGTGGTGCTGGCAACCACATAGCCACTGGAGTCGGCGGCCACGAGGTCGCCATCGGCAATGGAGCCACCGGCTTTAACTTCGGCAATGCCCTGGACAACCACATCGATCACCTCGCCGCTGGCAGCGGCGCCGTCGGGATCGACAATGTAGGCAACGCCGATCACCTTATCGGTCGCTGCGGAGGCAGCAACCACCTGGCCGGCGGTAGAGTGCGGCTTGACGAGAGTGTTGGCGCTGATGGCTCCACCCGCAGTGCGGGGGATAGTCAGGGTGTGCTGACGGTACGCTGCCATTTCGTGATGCTCCTAGGATCTTGGTAAAGGATGTTCCGTTGGTGGTAAAGGTTATTCCGCGGCCGAGGGGCGCCAGCCGGATTTGATCTGAGCCGCCCCAATCGCGAGATTCGGGTAACGTCCGGCCGCGCTCTCGGCTTCGGCCCAGGCTTGGAGTAGCTGGTCGTAGTCTGAGAACGTCAGTTCGTCCGCGGCCTTATCGCCCTTGCGGTCTGGGATGGGGGTGCCGACGGGGGTCGTTCGCGGGGCGGCTTCTACGATCCTGCGGAACGCCGCGGCCGGCGGCAGGAAGGTTTCCCCAAAGCTGACCTCTGTCGTGGCAGGGCGGATAGCCTCCATGAACGCGAGAACGGGCTCCCGCTGTGCCGGGGTCAGCCGGCCGGCTTCGATCTGGTCGTCGGCCCAGTGCTCTGCGTCGGCGCGGGCAAAAGCAGCCTCGCGGTCTGAGAACTCGGCCTCGCGTCGCTTTAGCTCGGCCTCTCGGGCGGCAAGGGTGGCCTCTCGGGCGGCCAGAGCGTCAGTCGGTGGGGTGATGGTGGTCTGTTCTTGCATCGTGCGTTCCTCGGAAAATCCTGTGGAGGCTGCGGCGGTGAGTGGGGTTGGGGCCGGCGCGGGTTCCGCTGGCGGGCGTCGCGCTTCGGCCTCAAGGTCTTCGACGACGAAGCCAGGGGCCACCCGGTCGGCAACGTCAAGCCCCCATTTCTCTAGGAGAACCTCTCGGAGTCCGCGGGCAAGCCGCGCCAGGAGCCCAAGAGCCATCGTATCGCCGAACTCGACAACCCCTTCTTCGCCTTCGGCAAGCTCTACGGGGCGCAGCCCCTTAATCGCCGGAGGTTGGGCGCCAAGGAACCCGATGTGCCGCAGGTAGTACACGCCTGGGGTCGGGTTGTGTGGCGACTGTGGGGTGTAGAGGCTGGCGCTGACCTTCTTGAAGCGGCCGGCAGCGATCAACTCGGCAAAGTCTGTGTCGATCTGGGCTGGCTCGGCTTCTAGGTGTCCGTCGGAGTAGGTCAGGGCTGAGACCCACCCGAAGGCTGGGGCGTTTTCTCGGGGATGTCCGATGACGATCGGCGCCTCATGCACCTTGGGGTCATAGGCGGAGGCAGTAGCCTTGAGATCGTCTTCTGAGAACGCCAGACGGGAGCCGTCGGAGGAGATGTGGGCGCCAGCCCTGAGAATCTGGATCGGTTTCACGCAACCCCCCGCGTTGGTCTTTGCGGGGAGGACTCTAGACGGCCGGTTTCAGCCGGCGTAACCCGGAAATCCTACCGGGAGAGGAATTGTCTGAGGGTGCTCAGGAGATCGGCTTGCCAGTCTGGCGGCAGGGTGTTGACTGGGAAGAAGGGTCGTGGGGGGATCACCACTTGCTTGGCTGCGTGCCAGGTGCCGCCCTCTGCCTTCCAGCGAAGGTAAGGCGAGCCCTTGGTGACGTACCCGCAGAGGCTTTGCTTGCCGGCCGGTTGGTCGGCTCTCACGGTGGCCCCGAACTGGTGAACCGGGGCGTAACAGGTGTTTGTTCCTACGATCACCTCCTTTGCCTCGGCGCGGTAGGTGAACGACCGCAGGAGCCGGCCTGTGTCCCGCAGGGGTTGCCCAGAGCGGTGGCGCAAGGGTCGCCAAGTGCTGCCGTCTGGGGCTCTGCCCGTGCGAAACCCTAGTTGGACTCGGGCAAGCAGGGTGGCGCCAAGAGCGTTGAGGACCGGCTTCAGGTCGCCGAGGGACTTGGCGAGGTGCGTTAGGAGGGCTTGGACCTCTTTGTCTTCGACCTTGATGTCAAGCATGGGCTTAGGGTAGCGCGGGGCGTGAGCCGTTGCACTACCCTAAGCGCGGCGAGCTTCCCAAACACCCGGCTTGCCTGGGTTATGGCCTCGGCAAGCTCGGGCATATGGTGTTGGATGTCACGCCAATCCTGGGCGGGGTCGCTCAAAATGGCACCTCATCATGGTCTGGCTTTTCGTACCTTGGGGCGCAGTCGTCGCACCAACGGCCCCAGGTGATCGGGGCGCCGCAACAGCCGCAGTGTTTCCCGTTGGGGTCGGCTTCTGGTCTCCAG